TGAATACGAGGTAAAAGGAAACCGATACTCCAGAGATTATTGCATATAAGATTTATGGTGATGCAAATCGAAGTTGGATCATCCTTTTGTTTAATCAAATTATTAATCCTTACTACGATTTTCCATTAAAAAATGATGCGCTTGAAACATTCATTCAACAAAAATACAATCAAACAATCAATGAAGCACTTACAACGATTCATCATTATGAAAAAGAGGTAACACAAGAAACATTTTATGGGCAATTATTGATAGATAAATCAACTCAAACATACAGTATTGGTGAATTTGATGTAGATTATTCGGATAATTCAATAATACCTAACACGCTTCCTGGTACAGCAGATACATCTTTACCTATAAGTATAGAAACTGTAGTTTTTCCTGAATATACTTTAAAAATTACTACTATACATAAAGCAATTTCTAATTATACAAATGAATTAAACATAAATGATGCAAAACGATCAATCAAAATCTTAGAAAGTGTATATGTTCAACAAGTTGAAGATGAATTTAGGAGTTTAATGGCTGATGGCAGATAATGGTGTAAATAACTCAAAAGACTATGAGATAAAAAGTCTAGAGTTAATTAATTCTGGTGGTCAAACGATCGATTTGCGAGACATTTTTGTTGAATTGCAAATTTTTCAAGACATCTATTCTTCTGTCATGAGTGGAAACATACTTATCAATGATGGTAATGATACTTTTTCTAATTTTTATTTGTGCGGTAATGAATATCTAAAGGTAAGCATCGACAAACCTGGATTAAATCGTCCATTAGAAAGACTTTTTAGAATTTACAAAACTACAGATAGAAATCCATCGACTGATTCGGGTCAAACATACCTTCTTCATTTTTGTTCTGATGAATTGATATCATCACAAACACTAAATGTGAGTAAAGCGTATAAATCGACTAAAATTAAAAATATTGTTTCAGATATTCTATTAAATGAACTAGGTGTTGATCCGCAGAGAATTGCAAATTTAGAAGATACTTCTGGATCTTTTGATCTAGTTATTCCTGGGTATAGACCATTTGAAGCAATTCAATGGGTAACTTCTCGTGGGTATGATCAAAAGAAATTTTGTTATTTCTTTTTTGAGAATAAAAATGGGTTTAATCTGATATCGTTACAAACCATGATTAAACAAAAACCATATAAAAAAATTAGATATGAGATTAAGAAATCACAAAGTGATCCAGCATTAAATAAAGATTCGATTGACGATTTTACTATTTTAAGTGATTTTGTTATGCTAACCTCAATATCAAATGGGTCATTCTCTTCTCGATTGCTATCGATTGACATATTCTCGCAAAAATTTGAGAATGTTGATTATAATTTGCTTGCAGCAGAAAGCCAAGGAAATTTAATAAACAAATTTAAACCTGTAAATTCATTTAAAAATTCTAAGAATGAAACTCTTTTCAATTCACCATTTTCATTCTATAGAACTTACCTGACAACCAATGATACTATCTCAGAAAAAAGTAATGATATTAAATTTTGGTTATTACCAAGAGCATTACACATGACGCTACTGAATCACTTTAGAATTCGAGTTGTAGTTCCTGGTGATATTGAGATGAAAGCAGGTGATATGATTGATTATGAATTTCCTTTATTTGAAAGTGCTCAAACAGGCGGTAAAAAATTCGATAAAGCAAGAAGTGGTAAATATTTGGTTGCCTCGATCAATCATAAATTTAGAAGCACTTCATATGAATGTGTTGCAGAATTAGTTGCTGATTCTTTTTCTGAAGCAATGCCTGTAGCAAAAGATGGATTAAATAAATTGACTAAAAAAGGTAAATAATTAAGTTATGCCAGGAGCAAAAAAAAGTTTTATTGGACTTGAAGGATTTATCTGGTATATTGGCGTTGTTGAAGATCGCCAAGACCCAGAGCAACTTGGTCGTGTCCGCGTTCGCTGCTTTGGTTGGCATACGGATGAAAAAAGTAAAATTCCAACAGAGCAATTACCTTGGGCGCATCCAGTAATTCCTGTTAACAGTCCAAATGCATATACACCGAAAGAGGGTGATATGGTTTTTGGGTTTTTTATCGATGGCGATAATGCACAGAACCCTGCAATCATGGGTGTGCTTCCAGGAAAGCCTGATGGCAAACCGAACTATACAAATGGATTTAGTGATCCAAGAACAAGTTTTGGGTCAGCACCAAATAAACCAGATGATCCTGCAGAAGCATATCCAAAGGGTAAGTATCTCAAAGAACAAACTACAAATCGTCTTGCTCGCGGCAAAGCAGATTCAACTGTAATTGCTACAAGAAAAAAGAATCTCAAGAAGAACATCGTTTCAGCAGGTGGAGTTTCTTGGAGCGAACCACCTCCTGCGTTTGCGCCAAAGTATCCATATAACAATGCTCTTGAAACTGAATCGGGGCATGCATTAGAATTCGATGATACTCCAGGTCAAGAGCGTATTCAATTGGCTCATCGTAAAGGTTCGTTCATTGAAATTGATCGAGATGGTAACGAAGTACACAAAGTTGTAAAAGACAATTATGAACTTGTGATGGGTTCCGACTATGTCTTTATCAGTGGTAAATGTTCTGTCACAGTTGGTGGAGATTGCAATCTAAAGGTTGGCGGTAATATGAATGTAGAAGTTGCTGGTGGCATTAATATGTCAGCTGGTGGCGATATTCGTATGAAAGGCAAGAGTGTGTTTGTAGAATCAACTGCAACTATGGATTTGAAATCTGGATCTACAACGAGCATCCAATCTTCAGGTAAATCAAGCATCAAGGGCAGTCAAGTTGCTCTAAGTGGCAGCAGTGTAGAGGTAGACGGAACTCTCAACGTTAAGTCTGGAACTAACTTGAAGGCAACTGGTGCAGATTCACGAGGCGATTCTCATAATCTAAGCGTTTCTGGTTCTGGTGCTTCTTCTGCATCGAGTGCCGCTGGTGCTGGTCTTTCTGCGGGAGGAATGGCTCCAGAAGTATCTGATCTTCAGGCTGCAACCGACGCAAATAAGGCTATTGAATCCTCAGTTAGTGCCGCTTCTTCAGTTGCGGCTGCGACTTCTGCTGCAGCCGCTGCAATTACTTCTGCATCAGATTCTATAGTTTCTGTTGGATCAACAATTGGTAAATCTGTTGCAGGAATTACAGAAACTATCAATAATGTATTCACCGATATAACTAAAAACGCAGACGTAATTATTAAAGATTTTAGCAGTAAATTGCCAATCGGAGAATTGACACAGAAGGTGCAAATCTTCGAAGGTGTTGTTAATATGAAGCGAGGTGAAATATTATCTCTCAAGGACGACTTGAGAAATGTAGTCATAGATAAAATCGGCAATATCGATGAACTATCTGCACTCAGAAATATTGAATTTAATGTAGATTCAGATCTACTACCACAGAAATTAACTGAAAAAATTCAAACGGTTCTTGGCAAGCGAATTTATCCTTTAACAGAAAGCATCTCTGTAGTCGATCAACAAATAACAAATGAGATAGACAGAACGTTGAATAGATTGATCTAAAATCGCTAATAAATAACATATAATTCTGCACTCACGGAAACATCAAAATAATGAGTTCGATCGTTCGAAAATTCTCTGATCTAGATCTTAATTTTTCAGCTCATCCTGTAACAAAAGATGTGATAAAAAAATTAAATGATAATGCGATTGCAGGCTCAATTCGAAATCTATTGCTAACCTCGCATTATGAGCGTCTATTTAATCCAGAACTTGGATCAAATCTTAAAAAGATGCTATTTGAACCAATCGATAATATCACCACCTCTATTATACAAGGAATGATACTTCAAACTATAAAAAATTATGAGCCACGAGTAACAATTGAAGATGTCATTGCAACACCAGATTATGATAACGATAGATACGACATTAAAATTGTATTTTTTGTAAACAATACTTTAGAGCCGATCACGGTCTCTTTTTTCCTAGAACGGGTAAGATAACATGGCAAATGTTGACTCAAAACTAAAAGTTGCAGAATTAGACTTCGAAGCAATCAAGTCTAATCTAAAAGGTTTCCTTAAATCTCAATCAGAGTTCAGCGACTATAACTTTGAAGGTTCTGGTTTGTCAATTTTGCTTGATGTTCTTGCCTATAATACTCATTATATGGGCTATTATCTGAATATGGTCTCGAACGAGATGTTTATCGATACCGCAATCAAACGCGAATCAGTTGTTTCTCACGCAAAACTACTCGGATATGTTCCTCGTTCACGAGTTTCTCCTCGTGCATTGATTGATCTAGAAATTACTCCAGTTCAAAATGATTCGAA